CTGGGGACACAAGCTTCCCTTTCAGCTAACACACTAACCACAGTTTACACAGTCCCTGCATCCACTGTTGCATACGTAAACTTCAACATTGTCAACACCAACGCTACACCTGTTAGCGTTCGTGTTGCTCTTGCTGCTACTGGCACCCCAACTGGTGCAGAGTATATTGAATACAATGCAGAAATTGCAGGATACGGAATCCTGGAGAGAACTGGTATTGCGCTCCAAGCAACTAAAAACCTAGTAGTCCTCTCTGATACTGCAAACGTCAGCGTTTCGGCGTATGGCGTTGAAGAAGAGGCTTGATAAATAATACAAAGGAGTTTTAAGAACAATGGGACGCAACCTATCAACACCAACAGAAACTAGAGAAACTGTAGCAATTACAGCTGATCACAGTATTCTATCAGGACAAATTCTTCTGATTGATACTACTGCAGGTACTGAACTAACACTAACAATGCCAGCAAACCCTGCACAGGGTGACCGCGTTAATCTAATTGATGCTGCTGGTCAATGTGGTACAACGAAAGCAGTTATCGCACGTAACGGTAACAAGATTGCTAACTTGGCAGAAGACCTCGATTTCGATATTAAGAATGCATCACTTGAGTTAATCTACACTGGATCTTCTTACGGTTGGTCGATCCTTTCTAACTAATACTAATAGGGAGGTATTGACTAATGTCTAGTTTAAGAGATCTCCTGGATATTGCAACAACTGACAATATTCCAGTAGCTACGTATTACGGTTCCAACTCACACTCCATTCTTTGGCGTGGTGATCACTGCTGGAACTATAGCAGCAACCATGATTATGCACACCAGCAAATGGTGTGGTGCGTCCCAACATGCTGTGTTTGTAAGGTCGAATTTGAAGTCTGGGGCGGCGGCGGAGGCGGCGGCGGTTCTTGCTGCTGTATGTCTGGTGTTGCTGCACACTCTGGACAGTATAACAAGTACACCCTTTGTGCTGCTGCTCAAGGTGTTAACCAGTTAGATAACTGCTGCTACTGTCTTTGCGCTGGTTCTATTACTTGCAGACATCCTGGCAACGGTGGATTTGATGGATGTAAATCCTATGTTGTTGGTCCTGGTCTTTCTAACTTCTGTGCTTGTGGTGGATGCCACGGTTACTCTTGCTGCTTCGGTGGCGGTTCCTCTAGATGGGGTTGTCGCTTCAGACTGAACTGGCAGACTGGTCAACCACATTGCAGATGGCAGTGTGACAAGGCTTCTTCCAGTTGCCCACAGTACAGTGAATCCAGAACTGATCGTGAAGCTGGATGTGAACTGGGTCGTGAATACTGGGGTAACGTTGGTTCCTACAACCAGATGGACTGCCAAGAGTGCGGTAACTGGTGTATGATGAAACACTCCTCTGCATTTGCTCCTTACCAAGATGGTAAGTTCGGCACATTCAACCATCAGAGACACCATAGCATGGCAACATGCGGCAGAACAGAAACATACTGGCTAGCAAGTAATAACGGCGGTATCTCTGCTGATGACTGTCGTAATGGTCCTCCTGGTCACGGTGGATTCTCTTCCGACACGTTTGGTGGTGGTTGCTGCTGCTCTTCTGAAGGTGCTGCAGGTCTCGTTAAAGTAACATGGTTCTGCAAGGTATAATCAGATGGCAAATTTACGATCACTATTAGGGAGAGAGTTTGACTCCACGGTTCTAGAGACGGCAAGTCAATTCGGACAATACAGTAAAGTTAGGGATGGTAAAGTTTATAACTTTGCCCCCTACTGTAACCTCAATAACTGCGATAATAGCTATCGTGGTTATTGCCAAGAGTATTGGTGCGTACCTTGCGGCACCACTCAAATCACCTTCGAGATCTGGGGTGGTGGCGGATCTGGTGGCGGCGCTTGCTGTTGCCAACAAGGTCTTCCTGGCGGATCTGGTGCATATTCTAGAAAGACTCTAGTATATCCACAAATCCAAGGAGGATGGTGCTTCCACCTTTCGGTTGCTCCACCAACTTGCTGCTCTTCTTGCTGCTGCGGTATTAGAGGATGCAAATCTTACGTTTGTGGTAAGAACAGCGAAGCACAAAGTGCTATTGGTTCTAACTTCTGTGCAGAAGGTGGTCTACCTGGTAAGACATGCTGCTATGCATTCTGGGATACTCAATTCCGTTGCCAAGATAGAGTCTACTGGACAGGTTGTGGTGGTTATGACCCCGCTACTGATGGTGCTAATGCATACGGTGGTGATGAGAACATTAAGGGTCACCCAGGATTCTTCAGAACTTACAACACTTCTAGTAACTGCTGGGCTAAAGCAGGTCTAGCATATCCACCTCGTTTGTTTGACCATGGTGGTGGACACATGATCTCCAACTATAGAGGAGATGCTTGTACTCACCAAAATACCATCTGTCAAGGAACTACACCATGGGCATTTAGTGCTCGCTGTAGTACTACCCTTCCTGGTGTTGGATCTCCATCTGCTACATCTTGCGGTGGTGGATGCTGCTACGGATACAGAGGTGTGGGTGGATTCATTAAGATCACCTATTGCTCCTGCTGGATTGGCGTCAACCGTGACTGCGCTTACCACTTCTGTAACTAATATCTAAATAGCATATAACAAGGAAAAGTACCGATGCCTAATTCAAATTTACGCGATCTGCTCGGGATTGTCACAACAGAATCGATCAAGGGGTTGGCAGGGTCTGACCCAGTGACGAAGATGCCTGCATATCCCGCTAGAGGATATACAACCATGTACTTCACTGCACAGTGTGGTGCTGGTTGTTCTGATTGGACCAGCAACTATAGCTACTACGACTATCCTGATTGGAAAGTTCCTGCTAATACCACAGAGATCATTTTCGAGATCTGGGGTGCTGGTGGTGGCGGTGGAGACGGTTGCTGCTGTACTCGTGGCGTACCTGGTTCATCTGGTGCTTATGCATATAAAAAACTAACTGGTTCTGATGTAGTAGCTGGTTGTTCTTATGCTCTTGACATCGGTCAAGGTGGTAGATCTCGTCAGGGTCCTGCTTGTGGACAACCTGGTAACAAAACCAGTATCACTGGTTACGGTCTTTCCAACTTCTGTGCTGATGGTGGATATGGCGGCTGCTCTTGCTGCTTCATGTGCTGCTGCACCTGGGGAACTCTTTGCAGAGTATGCTGCAATGGTCCTTGTGCTCTATACTATGGTGCTGATGGCGGTGCTCATGGCAACCCTGGAGCAGGTCAAATGTGGTGCCACAACAACGGTTGCTGGAACAAGCAAATGGTTCCATATCCTGGTGGTCTAATTAATGGTAAAGGTGGTTGGCTACCTGGTATTCAGTGTGAGTGCTGGGGTTGTGGTTACTACCTCCAGATGTATGCTGCAACTCAACTTGGTTGGGGTGGTGGCGGCGGAAATAGCCAAGAGAAGAACTATGTTCCTGGTCTTGGTGGTCCTTCTGCTTGGGTTAATGGTGGCGGTTGCTGCCGTGGTCAACATGGAACCCCAGGTATGATCCGCATCAACTACAAGCAGTCCGAAAGAGGATATTGATTCCATAGTTTATAAATAATACAGCAACGACAACCAAGGATTTAAAACGAGATTACTACCATGGCGAAAGATATTTCAAAACCCCTAACTTATAACTTGCCTGACGAGTATACCAAGCAGACTAGTGATCTTGGTCTTACGGCAGAGTTTACCTACAAAGGTCCAAAGTACCTTTGGGTATTTGTAGATGGCGAGACTGGTGCTCTTCTAGCAAACCAGTCCTACATGCCTACATCATCCCCTGAAGCAGATAGAGAGCAGGCGAATACTCGCGCTGGTCTAGATGAAAGAGCAGTTCTTCTGCGTCCCGACGAGAATGCAACAGATCTTCTTCTAGCATCTATCCTAATCGGTCAAGATACTGGTGCAGCAGCAGGTTGGCCACAGAAGGATTACGCATTCCCTGCTGGTCACGCTAAAGCTGGTGAAGTCTACTACAGTCGTCCCGATCCCCAGCAACCCAACCACACCTATGCTGTTGAAGAGATTACCTACAATCTCGCAAACGATTCCTGGAACACTCCTTTCCCTTGGTTCAAGCCTTGGATGACCCTGGAATTCCACAAGGAAGCAAGAGACAATGCTCTCGCAGGTGACAAGTTGAGACTCGAAGAACTCCGTGGCAACATGACTGCAGCACAAATTACTGCAGCAGAAGCATACATTGCTGAAATGGAGAACCTTTACACCACCTATGATGGTATCGAGCCTTTCATGATCGGATTCCCCGACAACCCAATGAGAGAACTCATCGATGACTATGATTACGAGGCAGATCCTGATGGTCGCCTAGACAACGAAGCAACTGACGGCGTGTGATCAGTTTTATGGTATAATGAGAGGGTCTTCGGACCCTCTTTTTTTATGCTTAAGTATCCCGATCTACGTGATCACATATTCGTATACAAATTAATCCCTGATGAATTATGCGATAAGATTATTGCTCGTGTTGACAAGAGACCATGGAAAGATCACAAGTGGTATGACGCTGGTCTTAAACAGGATATAGAAGAAGCAGACTTTCAAACCATGAAAGATAGCACTGCTTCTGGCAAAATATATCCATTAATCCAAAATCTTTTGGAAGCATACCACAAGAAATACCACCAACCAGAAAATACAAATTCAGATTTATTCTGGTCTGTGGCTTCAAATGTCAAGTTCAACAAATATTCTGAAGGGGATAGTATCAAACCACATCACGATCATATTCATGACATGTTTGATGGTAACTTACGTGGTATTCCAGTCACTAGTATCATCGGAGTTTTGAATGATGATTATGAAGGTGGAGAACTAACCTTTTGGAATGAACATAAAGTAGAATTAAAGAAGGGTGAGGTAGCCGCATTCCCATCAGTATTCTTGTATCCGCATGAAGTTACTCCAGTAACTAAAGGAACAAGGTATTCTTGGGTCGCCTGGTGCGTTTAACCGCCCCCGAGAACTCACCTAAATAAAGTATCTAAATCATTAGTGATTGACTATGAGACCTAAATCATTTTTCGTCAATGGTGGTGCTGGACGTGTGCTTTGTTCCATTCCTGCCTTTGAGAAATATCAAGAGGAAAATCCCGACGAGGATTTCCTAATCATCTGCGAAGGAGGCACAGACTTCTTCAAAGGACATCCTACACTTTATAGTAAGGTGTATGATTCATGGCACAAAAATCTCTTTAGAGATAAACTGATCGACACAGATGTTGTAAGCCCAGAACCATATAGAATCTGGGAATACTACAATCAAAAGTGTAGTCTATCTCAAGCGTTTGATATCGCAATCAACGGAAAGGGAATTAGAGAACTACAAAAACCTACGATCAAACTTTCCAAAGAAGAACAAGTAAACGGAAGGTTTGTCGTAGAAGAAGTTAGACAGAAAACTGGTAAAAAGAAGACTGTCGTTTTCCAACCATTTGGTAGAGGAGTACAGACTGCTGGTAACATCATTACTGATCCTTCTGGAAGAAGTTTTGAGTTTAACAACACTGTCTCTATCATCAAACGTTTACAGAAAAAGTATTCTGTAATTCTAATGTCAGAGTTCGGATTCGACTTTGAAAAAGAAGGACTTCGAGATACCATTTCTCTCCCAGCTAGCAACAATGTTCCCATCAGAGGATGGGCTGGAATCATTAAGGAAGCAGATTTGTTCCTAGGATGTGATTCCGTTGGTCAGCATATTGCATATGCTCAAGGAACACCAGTTGTAGCGGTCATGGGATCTACTTATGGCATCAACGTTTCTTACCCCGATCATGAGAAAGTAGACGTTCTAGACATGGGAGAAGGTTTGAGAATCTATGATCCTATCCGCATTGCTCAAGATGAAGAATCTGCGAGAGTTAATGATGGGATCATGGCTATGAATGACAAGGTAGAAGAAGTCATCATGAAGTCGGTTGACAAACTGATGAACAAATACTATCGCAAGCCAGAAACAGAAGTTGTTCTTCCTGAATCTTTCGGTGGTCCCCAAGAGGGATGTCCCACCTGCCCACCAGAAGGAGCACAACCTGCTACAAAGACACCTGGTCTAGGGTCTAATGAAATGGAAGCGGCAAACAATGGAGTAAAGATTCCTGCACTAGAACCAAGCAAGAAAGGTTTTTCGACAAAAGTAAAAGTATAATTTGAGGTTATCATGTCTGTTATTGTATCGGTCGCCCGTGGACACAACGGGAGTACGACTTTGCTCGTCGATGGTGAAGTAGTATTTTATCTGGAGGAGGAGCGACTGTCTCGCTTTAAGTACGATGGATCTCCTCTTCTCGGTCTACAGAAAGTATTCGATTATGTAGATCACATCGACCACCTGGTCATCTGTCACACTCACCGTCATGGTCCAGTTCTAGACTGGTCTGGTGAAGATGCATATGAAGGATGGGTCAGGAAGCTTGCTAGGAAACGATTCGAGTTTCAAACTCACGAAATCGATACCGTCCACCACGAAATGCACGCTGCATGTGGATTCTATAACTCTGGTTTTGAATCTGCTGCGTGCGTCATTGCTGATGGTGCTGGTAGTTTCCTCCAGATTGGAGAGATCCAAGACACTTGCTATGAGTTTGAAACCATCTTCAAAGCAGGATATCCTGGTGACTTCGACACTGTATTCAAGCATGTCGGAACCAAGCAAGCGATTGGTATGCAGGAACCAGAAGAGAATATCTTCGTTACCGAGTATCCTGGTCACACCAAAATGTATGAAGCGGTAACTCAATACTGTGGATTCCCTGCCATTGAGGCAGGTAAGCTCATGGGTCTTGCTCCATACGGCAAACCTAATGAAGACTTACCATCATTCTTCAATGGCGAGTGGGGTAATCGAGATCTGATTATTCCTACTTACCCCAACGCAGCATTATTGAATGTTGCTCGTTATGATGTCCTCAAAGAGGACGTTAAGAATCACGTTGACGGTGAGTACACGGATGTTCAAAAGGATCTCGCTTACAAGATTCAGGAACAGACTTCCGACCGTATGGTTCAGTTGATTCGCAAAGCACACGAGTTGACTGGTGAAAAGAACATTGTAATTTGTGGTGGTTATGGTCTCAACTGCGTTGCAAACTACAAGTATTGGAAGGAGTTCCCTGATCTGAATATCTACTGCGAACCTATCTCGCATGACGGCGGTACTTCTATTGGTGGAGCTAAATATGTCTACAACAAATTGAAGGAAACCGAGAAACCCAGTAAGCAAGAGTCTGTTTACTATGGTCCTCAATATGATCCTGCTACTTATGAAGCAGATCTAGAGGGTCTAGAAGTCACCGACACTTCTTATGATGATGTGGCTAAACTAATTCGTGAAGGCAACATCGTAACCATCTATCAGGGTCGTTCCGAAGGTGGTCCTCGTGCATTGGGCAACAGATCTATCCTGTTTGATCCTACTATCAAAGATGGTAAAGATCATGTCAATGCAGTCAAGCACCGTGAATGGTTCCGACCATTTGCTTGCTCTATTAAGAAAGAGAAAGTGCATGACTGGTTTGATCTAGCAGGTCGTGATGAGACACCTCACATGATGTATGCAGTCAAATGTCACGATGGGGTAGAGGAAAAGATTCCTTCTGTTATTCACGTTGATAACACTTGCAGAATCCAGACCGTCACCCCAGAGCAGAATGAACACTACTACAATCTCATTGACGCATTCGATAAGATTGCGGATGTCCCTATTCTGTTTAACACTTCTTTTAATCTTGGTGGAGACCCGCTGGTCGAGACAATCGAAGATGCAGTCAACACCTTGAGCAAGAGTGACATCGAATGGATGTATCTGCCAGAGATTCAGAAACTTGTTCATGTTCCTAACGAATGAAAATCTCTTTTGTAAATGGATGTTTTGATGTGCTCCATCCTGGGCACATCGAACTTCTAAAGTACGCTAGGTCTTTTGGAGACTATCTCATTGTTGCTATTGATTCCGATAGGAAGGTAGCAGAAATGAAAGGTCCCGAGAGACCTATTTTTTCGCAATCCGATAGAAGACTGATGCTATCAGCAATCAGGTATGTTGATGTGGTCCATACGTTTGACACCAGACAAGAGCTAGAGGAGTTGCTGGAATCGATCAAACCTGATACAATGGTAGTCGGTTCCGACTGGAAAGGAAAAGAAGTAGTAGGTTCACGCTATGCAAAATCAGTTCGGTTTTTTGATCGACAAGGAGACTACTCCACAACCCAAACAATTCAAGGTACTCCTTATCGGTGACACCTGCACTGACAAATATGTGTATGGTACAGTCACCAGGATCAGTCCAGAGGCACCTGTACCAGTCATGGTATACGATAGAGTAGAGACTGCCAAAGGTATGGCACATAACGTCAGGGAGAATATCATGTCCTTTGGCGATGAAGTTTACATGATGACTCATGAATCACAAATCACAAAGACTCGATACGTAGACTCCAAGTCCAACCAGCAGATCATGCGGTTGGATGAGAACGACGAAGCAGAAGATTTTGGATGGGAACTACCAACAGAAAAGTTTGATGTTATGGTCATCTCTGACTACAACAAAGGATTTCTATCCGAAGAGAAAATAGAAGAATTAGTAAAGTGGTTCAATGGTCCTGTCTTTATTGATAGCAAGAAGACCAGGTTACCAAAACAGTGTTTCATTAAGATCAATGATCGTGAAGCACAAAAGTTAGAAGGAGATTATGCTAATCTAATTGTAACCAAAGGGTCGCAAGGTTGTACCTGGAATGGAAGATCTTTTCCTGGTATCAATGTCCCTGTGTTTGATGTAGCAGGTGCTGGTGA